ATGGATCGAGGATAGTATCATTTAGTGCTGAACCTGCTTTAATACATGGGATGATTAATTCAGGTGGGAAAGTAGCAAAATGAGCACCCTTATATGGTCTCTTAGTTATACTCCATACACTACGTTTATTCTTCTTTGGATATGATTTAGTGAGACCAGTATGAGGTGATAAACCTGTACCCTCATTGTGATATTTGCCTTTTGATCTATCTCTTGTTCCCCAATCTTTAGCAGGTTCTTTAATAGCATCATTGTCATAATAATAGTTCTTACTCTTACTTAAGAGGAAGATATATTCATGTGATTTAGTACATCTATCTCTCACACTTTCAGGCATTGGATTAGGTTTATGCCAGATAATATCTTGTCTTAAATACCATCCATCTGCCCTCAATGCAAATGCTAACATCCAAGGAATACCAATTAAATCTTTATCTTTATATCCATTTAGTTTGTTAGATCTACGAGGTGTAGTTACAGGTAAATCTTGTCTATTAGTAGAGAATGTTTGTTTAGGGATACATCCATCTTTCCTGTAATTATAATAACTATCACCAATATTCAACCACAATGTACCATCATCAGTCAATACATTTCTAACTTCTCTGAATACTTTCACCATCTCGTTAACATATTCTTCTGGTGATTGTTCTTGTCCTATCTGTTCATTTTCTCCTCCATAATCTCTTAATCCGTAATATGGTGGGGATGTTACACACATCCTCGCTGAATTTGGTAGAAATGCTGATAATGTCTTACGACAATCACCAAATAAAATTGTGTCTTTCATGTGCATATTATACATTAAAAAAGAGGGTTTTGCAACCCTCTTTTTATTTAATTGTTCTAATTGTCCGTTACACTAATAACTCTGAACATACCCTCCTACAACTATTTTGGTCATCTTCGCAATCAATTAAGCACTCAAAGTAGTCGTCTATCTTATCATCTTGAGATGAATTATCTGCACTATGTTTCCAATGTGCCATCTGATTGAATGAAATTAAACTATTGGACAATTAGACCTCCTTCGTAAACATTAAACTCATAATATAATGAGGTTTCAGTTCATCTTGTTACTCCTAATTGTACCTTTCGGTGACTACCATTATTTATAACAAATGTGATGAATTGAACACCTTAAGTTAATAAAAATAAATGCCTATTAACTTTTCTTATACCATACAAATACACCAACAATAAATGATATGATGAGTATTGGTAACCAGAACTCAACAACAATTAATACAGTTGCCAATATTGGAATTAATAATAATAAATTACCAATCGCTGTAAAGTCTGGTGTGTTCATGTGTCTAGGTGTTATATGATTAGTATAATCATAATCATTAGATGACACTGATGAACCTTTATACAATACTCTTAAAACTGGAAGTCCATACTGTGACTCAGCAAGTAATCTTGCCTCATCTTCGTACATACAATCATCAACGATTACAGTCTTATTGTAACCATTATCACGTTGTAATAGGACTTCGTATTTATTCATAATTGATCTAATACATCATAGATAGCATCATCTTCAGTACCTAATACTGATGATACCCACTCATCCTCATTATCTTGACAGTTATCATACTTTTGATCGTAATCAACTGTTAGTTTTTTGGTCATAACCAAATCCTCTGTTTTGAATTTGTCGGGTTTTTTCCTTCTCATCTAATAGTTTTTGAAGAGAAGTTTTTAGTTTGATAAGTTCCTCATCATTATATAAATGAGGTTGTTTAAGTGCCTTTCGGATGTACTTAATTTGTAACTTATCAGAGAAGAATTTTCTCATGTTGTTAATATACTATGGAATCGATTGAAATAGTAGTTTACTGTGACACTATGTTAGGTGTCATAGTGATGTGAAATTGGTTCCTTTTCACCAGCAAACTCAGAAGAATATAACCATGATGGTAGTGGAAGAGATCTATCTATAAAGAGTGCCTTATATAATTCATAACAAGACCTTAAGAAATTAACAAACTTTAGATATTCATTCGCTCTTTCTTTTGCTGCATCTTCAGGTTTAATTTTCCTATCAGGAGATAGTGCTGATATTATATTATATGTACCCTTCCATCCAGCATCATAATGTGCAATGACTTTCTTAATTAAACCACTCATATTACCACCAAATGCAATATAATTTGTATATTTAATATGAGGACCATCATAATAATCACAAGTATCATCCTTACTATCTGATGGAGTCCATAGAGGGAAATTTAGTTTAATGTGGTCATGTAAATCAGATGATTTCTTGTAAAATCTCCTTTCAGGTATCAAATCAGTGTTTATAATTACTCTACCAACATATCCTTTTGCTTTAGTCTTTGTTAGACCATAATCCATTAACTCTAAAATTACAATATCATTGTACTCAGATTTATCTGCTGCCTTTATCTTTAGATTTAGTGGTCTTCCTTCTATTAAATAATCTTCTATAACTGACGCAACAACGTCATCATCATCTCTTCGATTACTTGCAGTATAATCATTATTTAATATCTTATTTGCAATCTTTTTAACTCTATCTTCTGGTATATCTGCTACCCATGCAATTATATACTCTTCACCTGCTCTTCCAGCAGCAGTCCATCTATGAGTTAAATTAACAATACGATACTTCTTTGTTTGACCGTTATTATTTACCCAGTTCGGACTACATGGTGCAACTATTCCCTGTAATTCATAAGGATTCCATCTCTTATTACGAATATCATTTTCAATCTCATCACATGTTTTAGAATCAACAGTTTCATTTACTCTAGTTTGAAATGCCTGTGGTCTCTGTTCTAATGTTACCTTGTTATGTAAATGTTCTATTCCCCAAATGTCTTTAAGTGGTATTAACTTTAACTCTGCATCTTTATATTCTGGTAGTAAATCTTGAAGAGGACGACTATGCTGTTTACACCTATCTAATAGTTCTTCTGTAAAACAAAAAGCATTAGGCATACTAAACTTCTTTTCTAAACCTGAAACGTCATCTGTAGTTGTTGTCATAGTATTGTAGTTAGATCGATTGGGATTGATTTGATTCTTTCATTAGATATTCTAACATATTCTGGTGATGTGTCAATACCTATGAAAGATCTATTTAATTTAATTGCTGCTACTCCAGTTGAACCTGAACCCATACAATTATCTAATACAGTTTCACCTTCATTGGAATATGTTTTAATTAACCACTCCATTAATGGTACTGGTTTCTGTGTTGGATGTACTTGTTGTTGTGCAGAGAAGTTTCTTGGAATGTTAAGAATTGATTTAGGATAACGTGTTCCTTTATTCTCAAATTCTTTGCGTGGTTTCATACCATATCCATGATCGTTCTTTTTACCTACATAACCTTCTGGGTTCTTACTCACTCTTTTAAATGGTTCTCCTTTAGTCATTTGTGGATTATATGTACCACCAGCATTTTTATAGAATATTAATATATTCTCATGCACTTTCATTGGTCTCTTCTTTGCAAGACCTGGTGATCCACACTTATTCTTATTCCATATAATTTCATATCTAAACCAATCTATCTTAGAACATATTAATTGAGATGTGAATGGTTGAGAACCGAACAAACATATAATACCTTTAGGTTTAATTATCCTACCATATTGTTCCCACATTTTATTATAATCTAGGACTGAATCCCATTTAATAGATGTAGTACCGTATGGTAAATCACAACATATTAAATCAATAGACTCATCATCTATTGATTTCATCACCTCTAAACAATCGCCTTCATGTAATTTACAGTTCTTCAAATCCATCATGTGATGTAATCTTTTTGCGTACTGATTCCTTATAAGATTCTACCAGAAAATCATATGATTGTAAATAGTCTCTTTGTACAGGATGTATATTATCTCTCCATTTAATCTGAAATGGTAGGTTATTACCATTAGATGTTAGTTTACTCAATGATTTAAGTGATTGTAAATATACAACACCAGTTACCTTATTAAGTACAATTATATAATAATCTCTAGGTATTGATTGTGATGAGTTCTCTTGTAGTTTAGTTTGAAAACTCTTCCATGATGTACATGTAACATCCTCCTCTGGAAGATTAGTTAGTGCATATAATATTGCTGCTTTAGATGAAAAGTTATCTGCTGCACTCCCAAACTTAGATGATTTAATATTAGTAGGATAACCAAATAGTTTAAGATCCCACCAACATCTTGCTTTAGGTTTCTCTACATCATCACCATATCTTTCGATAAGAAGATCTATAATAGTATCTTCATCATCAATACTATTAACTCTACCATCCTCATGTGATTCACTCACTTGGATAGTTAATTGATTGAGGTAATGAACTGCCTCAACGAGTTTAGGTGGGAATTGTAATTTCATAATACTATTATACATGAACCCCATGTGATGACATGAGGTCATGTGTCACTTAGTTAACTGCCATACCCTAAATGAAACTTCTGTATCATATTCTCAAGTTGATACCTCACCTCCTGATATGCTTCAGCAGTTAATAGTTTCTCTTTCTTTGCTTTAATTTCTAACTCTTTCATATATGATAAGAACGCATCCTTTAACAGTTGCTTTTCACTATCATCTAATAATATGCACTCAGGTAATTCAATATCCATTGTTAATACTCCCTCTTTTCAGACATATAATAATCACCTAATGTTCCACTCATTAATGTTTCACTAATCTCACCATTTGGTGTGGTGATAGTAGGTTCTACATGATTATTCTTTTTACCAAATGCTAATGGTTGAGAGTGTGGATTGTTCATCTCTTTACATTTTTGAATTACTATTTCTCTTATCTCCATTAATTCATGGAAACATTTTTGATTATGAGCACAACCTCTTAATTGATGATCTGCCTTGTATACAGATTCAAGGAACAGGGTCATTGCCCTGTCCCATTTTTCTTTTTTTGATTCATCATCATGAATCGTGTTCTGGTCTTTCATTAAGTTTGGGTTGTGTATTCTATTTCTACTCCATCAAATGAAGCATCATCATACTCTAAGTCATCATCATCATAAAATGATTCTGGTATCAAACCAGGAGATTGATCCGATACATCAACTCCTGGTATTTTATTCTTTTCTAAGTCCATTGTTGTTGATCCTCATAGTCAGTTTTAACTTTGTTTTTGTTCCTATAGTTGTCATAATTTCCTTCTCTAAATTCAGATCGATTTGTACCTCGTTGTCGCTTATCTCGTAGTGATTTACCTGGTGAAGAATATCCTCGTTCAGCACCACCACGCCTATAAGTTTTACCCATTGTTCTTTAGAATAGTTTCATGGACTACAAATGTATGTATGCAGATTAATCAGTTCCAGACTGTGATCCTCGATACGGATTCACATACTCTTCCCTTAAAAGGGTAGGTTTAATTGATGTTTTCCTACTCTTATCATTTTGAATGACTTTTAATTCATCAAACACAAATCCAGAACCTTTAAGAAAATCATCAAGGTAATCAACTACCTCAGCGATATAACACGATTCAAATGATTTAGTAGTAGTAGATCCATCTTCATCGATAGATTGTAAATAAAATGAGGGCATCTTTCTGCTCTAATACTTCGCCAGTATAACAGAAAGTTACCCTCTTTGTCTATATGTGTGACAGTTTATTGTGCGGTTATCTTAATATATCCATCTCCTGTGTATGTATTGGCAGTATTACTTGTATTACCACCTGCCTGATTTGTTGTACTAGTACCAGCATTATATGATCCACCACCACCTCCACCAGTTGATCCAGAAGACCATTGTCCAGAAGTACATCCTCCAGTATATCCACCACCAGCACCAGGTCCAGAGAGTTGTCCTCCACCACCTCCACCAAATCCACCGTAGTTCCATCCATACCCAGATCCAGAACTACCATAGCAACAATTACCAGTTCCACCTACCATGCCATTATTAAATCCTTGACCACCATAGGCAGTACAACAGTGTCCTCCACCATTTTGACCACCACTGAGGTATCCACCACCTCCTCCACCATGATAGTTTCCACTTGTGTTGCCACCATATCCAGTACTAGGTTGTGATGCATCATAATAGCATCCATACCTACCACCTTGCTGACCAGATTGACCTTGAGCATGTGATGATGGTCTGCTACAACCCCATCCCCAGTTATTACTTGGTGATCCACCAGCACCACCAGCAACTAATAATAAAGTATTACTTGTACTATTCTTAACAAATGATCCTCCTCCACCTCCAGTTTCATTACCATGAGGAGAATAATATTGACCACCACCAACACCAACAACCATTTCTAATTGATCACCTTTAGTTAGTGAGAATGTACCTGTAATCTTTGCACCCCAATAATCAGTATACCCATAACTCATATCCCTTCCACCTCTTGCTCCACCTGCTTCTATCTGATAATTACCATCTTTAGGTACAGTCCAGAGTTGGTATCCTTGATAAGATCCTTGAGTAAAGTTAGTTCCATCATTCCAAGGTTCTCCACTATATTCTGAAGTCATTTGTCCTGAATTAGGACCATTTCTACTTCCTCTACTAACAATAGATTTAAAAGTAAATGATGAGAATTGGAATAGTTCTCCTCCTTCACCACCTCCAAATGGATTAATCCATGCTGCCTCTATTTCATCCTCATTATCACCAGGTTCTCCAGGATCAAAGTATATATCTATATTATTTGTATCAGTATTCCAACCAATTAATCCATTAGTTAAGTTTGTTGATGGTCTTGTTGAATCGCTCCATGTAGGTAATACATCAACTGCTCTACCTACTTCAACCCATGCACTACCTGACCATACACATAAAGTTTCTTTCTCGTTATCATATATTAATGCACCAGCATGAGATCCAGTCATCCCAGTTGGTCGATTAGCAGTAGTAACTGAAGGAACTTTAATTCCCTTAGCACCAGTTACAGTACCACTTACATTAATGTTAGTTGCTGATAGCAGTCTGGATGAAAATTCTGACATGGATCTATACTATTCCTCCTTTGTATTTATTGGTCTTGAGTGTTAGTACTTGGAAACGCTCGACCTTGACCCCATATAATTCTTACTGCACCTTTACCACCATATGATCCATATGAGTCGTTTGATCCAGCACCTCCACCATAGTCACCACCTGGAACATCTGGGTTACCACTAGAGTTTCCTCCACCATCACTACCACCTGATCCACCACGACCAGCACCACCATTACTAGTATCACCTCTACTACCATTACTACCTTGACCGAAGATGCCTACACCTCCTCCACCTCCACCGTAGATTTCATTATTACCTATATTTGTACGACCTCCTCCACCGCCACCACCTGAACCATTGGTTGCGTTATCTGAATTATAATCTCCTCCTCTACCACCATTACCTGTATATCCACCAGCACCACCAGCACCACAAGATTGTCCTGTATCACTCAAACTACTTCTATTACCATCTCCACCATCTCCACCAAATCCTCCACCTTGCTCAGATCCACCAGATCCACCATATCCTCCACCTTGACCACCGTAACCTGGTCTACTAGCAGAACCATTTCTATCTCTACCAGTTCCACCTCCACCTCCACCATACACAGTGTTAGTGTCTATAAAATATGAAGTTCCACCATTACCAGCATAATTTCCTGGTGACGTTGGTGCTCCTTTTGCTCCAACAACTACACTATAAGTTTCTCCTGGTGTTACTGGTATACCATTTGCCCATCCTAAACCAGCACCACCACCTGCACCTTGTTCATCTTGAGTAGAACCACCTCCACCACCAACACAAACAACACAGACATCATATACATTATCAGGACAAGTCCAAGTAAATGTTCCTGAAGACGTAAATGCTTCCTGACCTACATCAGTTGTTGTTCCAGCACCAGCAGAACTTCCTTGAGGAGATGCTATTGGTATCCATGCCTCACCATCATATACTTCTATAGCAAGTAAGGTTTCATTAATTCTTATCATCCCAACTTGAGGATTTGTTGGTCTTTGTCCTGTTGTGCCAGATGGTAAACATAACTGACCCATTGAACCCATCTTAAACTCACCAAATATATTAAGGTGGTCTTGACCATCCATCCGAATTTCCATATCCGAAAATTCAGGTCCATATAATTCCTCGAATCTAATAATGCTCATGTTACTGCACCACCAACATTGAAGGTTTGCCTCTGGCGGATCCCTTGCTACCAGTCTGTTCTATCCACCAGTTGTCACTCTGTCCTGATCCATCTTGCCAGTCATCATAACCATTACTATTGGTATCACACCATGACATAGTTTCATAACAAGGTTGGAGATTACTCTTATACCATGTACCAATATACAATGGATAATTCTGAGCATTACCACCTGATCCATTTACTCTTGGATAACTACCATTTCGATCATTCATAACACCCCATGCTTCACAGTCATAGTTACCACTATACTGCCCATACTCATGTCTTCTATTCATGGTAGAACCACCCCATGTCAGTGATGCTCCTGTGAAGTTAAATTCTTGCACCCATGACTGTTGACCTGAAGGGATAGTTTGATTGCTACTAAATGAACTATACCAGTATATTATTGGATTGCCTAACCAGTTATTTGTACTAGGAGTTGACATACCAGAATTCTCATAACAGAAATGCATTACCTTTGTATAAGGTATACCAGTCATATCACAACTGAAACTATATTCAGGTTTTAATCCAGATTCACTTACACCATTATCTCCTCCAACATAGGGACCATATGCTGTTGGTCTTGCTTGATGTCCTTGATTTGGATATTTTGATGCGTCATGGTTTGCAATAACCATCCATCCTCCACCACCTCCCCAACTTGAGGAGAGTATACAATAAAAGACTCTTGCTGTTCCAGAACCACCATTAATATAATAGTATCCACTGGTACGATTACCTGAATCATATATTTCTTTAGCATTGACCGCAGGATTTGAAGCAGTACCTAATGTACCACTACCACCTGATCCACCACTGTCACCTGAATCATCTTCATCCTCTTCTGGTATTGCTGTAGCATATAACTTCCACTCACTACCATCATAAAATTCCAGACCTATTGTATTACCTGTCTCTGAATCAGCATCAGTATTCCATCTAAGATATCCTGCATATGCAGGATTTGGACGTTGTGCTGTAGTTCCTGTTGGTAACTGTAATGCTTGTGACGAACAATGAGTTAGATCTACAACACCATCTATCTCTAATGTATGTCCAGCACTAACACTAACCTGTCCTAATGTAGCACCAATACCTGATATTTTGTGAGTGGTAATTTTAGCCATCAGTTACATTATTCTTTTCTACTTGTGCTTGAACTTCAGCAGTCTTATCACCTTCAGGATATTCTACTACCCCAGTAGTTTCTTCAAGACCTTCATTCACTTCTCTATTGAGTTGTGATGCTGCATGAACACCACTTTCAATATCTTTAGTAATAAGCATATCTGCTTCAAGAAGATGAAGTTGTTTTACATGATCTTCTGCTTTAGATAATTGTAACTTTAATTCAGCAATAGTCGAATTAAGTTTAGTAATTTTCTCTTCTATTTCAGTAGGTGTCATTGTAATAATATATCCTGTTTGTATTTATCACCATTTTTCAATGGGACATTTTGCATCCTTCATTCTTGTCTTAAGTTTCATAAAACACCCACATTTCTTGCATTGATTAGTTAACTTAATGAAACTAGGACAATCATTACAGATTGCCATTCTTTTTTCAACCAACTCTTCATTTGAAAATGGATTGTAATTTTCATTACCCCTCCATTTCATACCACCCTGAAATTGTATAACCATAATTAATTAATCAATTTATTGTTTAGTTATTTTAATGTAACCTGCTCCAGCATATGTGCCACCATCAGATCCTGAGTTACCACCTGCTTGGTTATTAGTAGAAGATCCTTGGTTATATGATCCACCACCTCCACCATGAGTAGAACCTGAAGACCACTGACCAGCAGTACATCCTCCAGTCCAACCTCCTCCAGCACCTGGTCCAGAGAGTTGACCACCGCCACCTCCTCCGAATCCACCATAATTATATCCTTCACCAGAACCAGAACTACCATAACAGCAGTTACCAGTTCCACCTACCATACCGTTATTATATCCCTGACCACCGTACGCTGTACAGCAATGTCCTCCACCATTTTGACCACCAGTATAATATCCTCCTCCACCACCACCGTGGTATCCTCCATTTGTGTTACCACCATATCCAGCAGTAGGTTGAGATGGATCATAATAACAACCATAACGACCACCATACTCACCAGATTGTCCTTGTCCAGTTGATGTACTTCTACCACAAGACCATCCATGAGTATTAGAAGCACTACCTCCACCACCACCAGCAATAAGCAATGGAGAACCTGCTGACTTATTAACAACAAATGATCCTCCACCTCCACCTGCTTCATTACCATGAGGAGAATAATATTGACCACCACCAACACCAACAACCATAGAAAGTTCAGTTCCCTTAGTTAAAGTAAACTGACCACTAATTTTAGCACCCCATAGGTTTGTCATACCGTAGTTTAAATCTCTACCACCTTTTGCTCCACCTGCTTCAATAGTATAAGTTCCATCTTCAGGTACTGTCCATACTTGATAACCCTGATAATCTCCTTGCTTAAAATGAGTACCATCATTCCATACTTCTCCACTATATTCCGAAGACATCTGTGAAGAGTTTGGACCGTTTCTACTTCCCCTACTAACAATAGATTTGAAGGTAAATGATGAAAACTCAAATAGACCAGCAGCACCTTCAGCAGCATTAGAACCAAATGTTACCCAATCACTTCCGTTAAAAATCTCTGCCTGACCTGTTGTAATATTAAAACCAAACTGCCCTGTAGATGGTGACGTTGGTCTTCCTTCTTCTCCTGACCACGTTCTCATATTACCAGCACCAAGACTCAACCAAGAACTTCCTTTCCACAACTCAACATCTTGTCCAGTTGTATTGTAAATTATCACTCCTGGATCAGCACTAGCAGGTTTTCCAGCATCCGCATAATTTGGTGCTTTCAAAGCGGTATTAGCGGATACCATCCCTGATGCTTGTACGTTCGCTGCTGTAACGGTATCTACGTTGAGATTACTCATAACTCCATCTATTACCTATCATTATGTATTTATAATTTTAAACAGACTTAAGTGTTACTTTAACATATCCCCACCCAGTTCCTCCACCATCACTACCAGTATTCAATCCCATATCTTGTGACGATCCTGCATACTTGGGGTTACCAGTCCACTTATAGGAACCGCCTCCTCCTCCACCCCAACCATTACCTCCGTCACAACCAGAAGCACCGCCAGAGTATCCTCCGCCACCGCCTCCACCGTTGTCACCACCTTGACCACCGCCACCCATGCCAAATCCACCTCTTGAGGTTGCTCTCTTACCCCTAAAGTTTGAACCATTATTTCCACCATCATTACCAGTATTACCGTAATTATTCCAACCACCACCAGCACCACCATTACCATAAGCATCTCCACCAGTTCCACCACCAGATCCACCAGATGTTCCACAATTTCCTACAGATCCACCAGACTGACTACTTGAAGCATTATATCCGTCACTACTATTATATCCTGCACCACCTCCTCCACCTGCTGCCATAAGAGGATATGCGTCATTTCTATTTTCAAATACAAATGATCCTCCTCCACCACCACCGTTCTGATTGTTAGCACCTTGCTGACCTACAACGATCATTATAGTATCACTCTTATTTAAAGTAAACGATGCCTTATTCTTATATCCATATCCAGGTTGTCTATTACCACCATAACCTTGAGATATACCTCCTCTTGCTCCAGCAACTTCAAACTCCCATACACCAGTTCCAGGCACAGTCCATTGCAATACACCATCATACTGTGGTGTAGCTAAATATTCATTTACCCAAGTCTGACTGTTATAAGGACTCTGACTTCTTAATGTATTAATATCATATGCTTGATGTGTATCACCTTGATTACCTCCTCTACCACCAGAAGTGAAAGTAAAAGATCCATTGACCTCCCACGGATATAGAAAATCTCCTGCTGCTTCTTCTCCATCACCATCACCACTTACAATATATCCCCAACCTCCTTTACCACCATGTTTCCAATACTCTAACCTACCTGTTCTGGTATTCATAAAAACAGATCCATAAACAGGGTCTTGCGGTCTAGCAAAGACATTCTGATCTGGATCACCACCAGGAAGAGGTAAATATGATTGATTCTGTAATCTTAAATCACTTTCTAATTTTAAAGTACTATCATTCGCTAAATTTATTTTAAAATTAGGTGAATTGCCTTGTAATGCTGCTACTTTGATTTCGCTTGTCATTTAAATTACACTCCATGCTGCTCCACTTTCGATAGTAACAGTGTAACCATTAGCAATAGTTACAGGACCAGCAGTAAAACCATTGGTATATTTAGCATCATTATTTGCTGTTGGACCTACAGTAATATTTTCTGAAATAATATTATGATTAGTTCTTATAACACTTTCTTCTCCTAATGCTGGACCACCACCTGCAACTGGAGCCCATCCAGCAGAACCTGTTCCATCATCGTTAACATATATCTCTGCATTATCTATCTCACTATTATACCTTAAAGTACCAGCAACAACACCAACAGGTCTTTGTGCTATAGTACCAGATGGTAACCTAAAAACACTATTACTATTTAAAAATGATAGTGTTGTGATAATTGCCTCAGTGGAAGTTGAAATCTGATTTCCACTAATTCTTGAAACTGCCATAAGATCCCTCCAACTTCTGTACTATTTAGATAGGTAATTCTAGTATATGAACTGTATCTGTATTCAATGGTGCATCACCAGAACTGAATACAATATTTGCACCAAGAGAATCAACAGTATAATTAGTACCTGCTATCTGTGCTACACCATTCAAGAATACTAATACTGAATCATCAGTATGTTGTATACCTGCTTGGTAAGTAGTAAGTGCAAATGTTAATGTTGATCCATCACCAGTATATGATCTAGTAATATACTTATCGGATGCAACACCACCTCGACCAGTTACAACTAAGTCACCATCAATCTTAGCACTACCCAAAATATCAACCCTGAAATCAGCAGTTGCTGTCTTACCAATACCAATGTTCTGAGTATTACTAAAGGTAGAAATATCAATAATACCAGTATCAGTTAGTCCAAACTCTCTCCACTCTTGAGCATAACGAATCCATCCAAGTGATTTACCTGGAGTCCAGTTAATATTATAAACTAAGTCACCATCAGCAGGAGTATCATATCCTGTTATGTTAGAGAAGTCTGGTTGTCCAGTTGCTAGCTCTGGTGCTAGTAGAGTCTGCTTAATAACTGTACCATCTTGGTTGAAGTATGAAATCTTCTTAGCAGATAAGTTATCAGTAAACGTTGTCTGTCCTTGGAATGTAACAGGACCAGCGAATATAGATTCTAACTGGTTAGATGCTCCACCAATTACAGTTATCTTATCAGTTATAACCAACTCAGAGAATGTTTCAATAGTAGTATTCTCTTCACCAACAACATTCAACTGTGCAATATCTTCGTTAGTGATCTGACCAGTAACAGGGTTAATAACCTGGTTACCAATGAATAGGTCACCATTAGAGTTCAATCCTGAATAGAAAGCAACTCCTGCTTCTTCTTTAATACTCTGTGAGAACCTAACTTGGTTCTGTGTAAGAGTCTCAACCTGAGTTTGAGGGAACGCAGTTGAGTAGTTACCTGGACCAAAACCAAGGTATTCAAACGTATGATTACCTGATCTTAGAATTGAGTGTCGTCTAAACTCTACTGCTATTGGTGCTACAGTACCATCATTATTCTGTCTTATCTTAATCTTTCTTACTTCCTCATCACCAGCACGAGCAGTTAATTCAACGTTAGATAATCTACCATTAACTGAATCGAAATTAGGTGTAGTACCTGGTTGTGTCCAACCTGTGTCTCCTAATAAGAACTCAGTTGCTTCTTTAGTAATACTTCTTTGAGGATCAAGATTAGGAGTTGGTGTTGCACCATCAGTTGCATTAACTAAACCAATAATTTGATTATCAGCAACAGATATAGCAGGTTCTGGATCGGCAAGTGGATTATCTCTGTCAAATGTAGGATATACTTCATTAACATTCTGAGAGAACTTCCTATTATTAAAGTTAGAAGTTGAAGGTGCAATAGATGCACATAATAGTGTTAGATAATAGATACCATCATCAACACCTCGAACAAATGGTTGTACTACTTCAATATCATAAACATAATAACACTTAGATAATGAATATGATGTAGTATCACTATTCAATGGTTGTAATACATAACCAGATAGAGGATCTCTTGGTAATGGATTAGTCTTATCCTTATCAATTACATAACGGAATCTATATGTTCTATCTTGTAAATCTCTTGGATCAGGTATTCTCTTAAGGAATGTCGTTGGTGTAAAGTTAACAGTATTATATGTTGCATTAGCTGATAATGTATCATAGATCATGTTATTAACAGAATCTACAGAAAGATACCAACCACCAACTGTATCTGGTGCACCACCTATAGTATATGTTTGATTATCATATTGTATTGGAGATCCAGGATTACCAGCACCTACACCAGAAACACTAGGTCCATAAGGTGCTATAGATGCAGAATGAACTGTTGCTTCGTTTGCACCATTAGCAACAAGTAAGCAATTAATTTTATCTGCTACTGCACTAAGACCAGTACCATCTTGTCTAGCACCGATTGTATAACCCTGTACTCTTGTTGTTGGTGGTGATGCTTCTACAGTATAACCATAGAGATACAATCTAGTTCCTGGAGTACCACCTTGCCCTGCTAATGCAGAGTTAATAGTTTTAGTTCTCTTAATATCAACGTTAACCCAGTTAACAGAAGTTTCTTCACCAAAAATAATATTACCATTTACAATAGCAGTATTAACTTCAGTTAATGTAATAACTCTAGTATTTGTATTAACAGATCCAACTGTTGCACCTATACCAATACCTTCTCCATGAACTGTCATCCCTTCGATGACACCATTAACAGAACCATCATTAGCTAAAGTAATATTACCACCACCATTAGCACCAGTAGCAGTAGTTGATATAACATTAAGTGCTTTAGGTGGTATAACATGAGTTAATGCACCTGCCTTATCTTTAGAAAATGCTTTTGCTTTAAATCCAGCAGATCTTAATGCAGTGTTACCGAAGTTACTGTTACTGTTGGTAATTGACATGTCAGCACCTGCTTCAGCAGTGAAGTGGGAATAGTATCCAACAGCGAACACAGAAACCGCCTGAATAAATGCGTCATTAGATGCAACAATATGCCTATGACCCCAATCCTTTCTATACTCAGCAAATCCATCTAAGTGAGCACCATCTCCAGATGTTGCCACATCATAATTACCAGTTGATTGATTATATCTTACAAATGCTCTGTCGTCTTTCTGTAGTGATAGTCCAGTAAACTGTGCCACAACCATTGACTTGAAACCAGTTGCTTTACTACCATCTGCATGCATACCATTCATACCCCACACACTTCTTAGTGATAGGTTGAAAGCATAAGGTGATGCAGAGTCAACTGTATCAATCTCTGTCTTAACAGCAATATTTGATCCAACAGCATTACCCGAAGGTTCTGCTGACATTTGATAAGTGAATACATTACCAGATGCAGAGGTTACAGTAAATGAACCATTATAGATACCAGCATCCAATTCTGACTGAGGTCCAGTTGATCCACTAACACCAGATACGTTAATGTTAACACCAACAGAGAATCCATGATCTCTTGGGTTATCGAATTCATCAACAGTAACAGCAGTTGCAGTTTGACCGTTTCTTGTAATCTGTAGGACTCTATATTCATCAGAAATAGGACCAACAATTCTGTTTTCCTCAACCCTTGCCTGTATTTGGTCAGTTGAAGGATCACCAGAAGTATCAGGAATTGTAGCAAACGCTTTAGATATCTTCTGATAATATATGTCTAAATCTGTTCTGTCTAGAATATTTGGAACAGCAGAATAATCTGCATTAGGAACCGTTCCAGCAGCAATAAGTTGTGATAATGTATTTAAACCATCAGCAAACTCAAAACATGTTAATCTATGATGTGAAAACTTAGGTGGTAATGTCTCTACACTATCTGATTTGAAATATACACCTTCTTCTGCACCATCAAAGAATGAGAATTGCCAGAAATAAGTACCACCAGTTACTTTGAAGATTGCAGTTCTTGCTGGTACTTGTGCCTCTGTGTTTATACCTTTAGCAGGATATGTTGTAGGATATGGGACATACTTTGGAATTATTTTTGTTCTTCTAAGATCACTACCAACAACAGAACAACCTCTAGGTACTATAACACCACCTTCAATCGAATTATATTTGTATAATACATTGTTAGGAGATGTTAAATCTAGGTTAGAGTTTTCATCAATAGGTGCAACGTTTGTATAAAGAATATCTCCAGGTCTATTATCTATCTGATATTCAGCAGGATATAAGTAAATTGAAAATGCATCAAATTCGTCATTACTTAGACCAACACGATATGAGAAACGTGCCACCTCAAGGAAAGCACGTTGCAAACTCTTAAACGGACGTAATGCCGAGTTACCCCTATTGTCAATAGCGTCTGACGCATCGAAATCATCAGGGTTTACGTAGATAATACGTCCAGTTCTGGACGTAATAATATTCTTTAACCTAGTTAGTGACATTACTTATACGCTATTCCTATATGGTTATTTATTAGATCGCTGCGAAGACTCTAGGACTAAATGAAGTTGAGTTGTCTTCAAAACCGATTAAGCTAAATGAGTTATTAGCAGTAGTACTATTAATAACTATAGACTCACCAGGACCAACAACTAATGAAGTAATTCTATCTACTTCATTATTACCGTTGGAAACACCATTAACAATATATTGCTGATCTTCAAGAGCTGTAACAGCAGTTAATTCAGAACTAACTGTACAAGTAGTTCTTGCTAATAGTTCATTTAGAGGTAAATCCTTAAATGTATCACTAGCAGCAAAATCTTGTGATCCTGGTCCCTTTGTTACATACAAAGTTGTTCCATCATACTCTTTAACATATCCATAAGGACCAGCAGTTTGACCAGTTACAGTAAATGTACTTCCTGATTGAGTAAATGAATCAGTATTATTGACCCAAGTTCCTGAAATATTATATGCGTTAAAAGTTAAATATGTAAAATTACTAGACATAGTAATTTGTCTGTCAGCACCACCATAAACATTATTAGCAGCAGTACCTGTACCTCCATCATAGAAATACATAACTGTTAGGTTACTTCCCTGTGTCCAATCATATTGTACATAAGCACCACCTGATCCAGCAGTACCATTGGTAGTTTTACCAGTAGTATACTCAGTACCATCATCACCGTTACCAGCAATACCATCTGGTCCCCACTCTCCATTAGCAGTTGTAGATATCTTAAAATCCCTACCACTCATAGTTGCATCAGAAACATCAAATCTATATGTACGATCAGTAAATGCTTCTAAAGGATCTGCAAAGAATAAACTATATGTACCACCAGCAGTTGTAGTTGAAATTACAAAATCATTACTTGCAGTACCAATACCACCAGATGAAATAGTACCAGATGCACCACCAGCAGTTACAGAATCACCATCAGCAAATTCTGTACCAGATCCATTAAGAGTTGAAGGACCAATATAAATGATTGTTCCAACAACACCATAAATCAATGCAGTTGATGTATCACCACCAGTTCCCTTAGTAACTGTAGCACCTACAGCAAAAGTACCAGTAACAGATTCTAATGTTATTTGTCTTATTGATGCAACTTTAACAAACCAAGTAGTTATATCGGGTACATTAAATGATTCAAAAATCATACTCTTTTCAGAATCATCACTTGTAATTACAGTACCACCAGTCAAACCTGTTGTTGATGACATTGCATTATTAACAGTTACTTGATAACCAGTAATAATATCACCTTTATGCAACTTATAAGTTGATGCTGCTAATTGTAATTTTTGATCCCAACCTTTTATACCAACTTTATATGCAGATCCAGTTCCATCATTCGCTACAGTCAACACTGTGCTTGCAGATTTATCAACTGGAGCTGAATACAAAACTGTATTAGTATTTGCACCTGGTTTAGATTGTGCTAAAATTCCTTGATCTGCCATAGCTATTAATTAAAATCCTGCGTAGAAAAATTGTTGTAGTCTTGTTCGTGAAGTTAGGTTTGCTGCAGCGAGACCAGCACCAAAGGTAACATCATCAACAGTGACGTTTTCGGTAGATAGTAGAGTAGCATCAGCATCAGGGAATCTAATTACCCTATTAGCAGTGATGTTATCTACACTAACAGTAACTTCACCAGATGAACCAACTTGTCTAAATTTACCACCATAAATGGTTTTATTTTTTAGATCTTGAGTTGCTAACTCAGTTACTATGGTGTTATTTGCACCATCATTATTTAGTATACCAGTTGGGGGAAACTGAATGGTCTCAATAGTTAAAGCATTACTATTTGATATATCAAATAAGAATCTCTTAGTAGGATCTGTAGTATCTGAAACAATCAAACCACCAACAGTCTTGTTAGTAAGAGATTGAGTTGATTCTGTACCAACTAAAGTTAAACTTTGATCTGGAACAGTAAGAGTTCTATTTGCACTTAATGATGAAGTATTCCACTGAACCCAGTTGGTTGCATCATCAGCGTTAGCAGCAAATTTAGGTGTAACTAAAGTCTTATTAAGAACAGTCTGCTCTGCTTTAGTATCAAGTAAAGTTGATGAAGTAGCAGTAGGTTCGTTACCAGTTGTTACAGCACCAGCATCAGGTAAGAAATAAGATCTTCTAGTTCCTGACGTTGTTGGCCAGTTAATCTGGAAGATTGCTTCCTCAGTACCATCAACAAGAACAAAATTATCCTCATCAATAAGGATAGTTTTATTTGTTAATGTTTGAGTAGTATTATCACCAAGTAATGTTGTACCATTACCAACAGTAATTTGAGGGAATGTCATTAATCTGGTAGCAGTACCAGTACCAACATTACCTACTTCAAATCTAACCTTTGGACCTTGAGAATCCTCTAATACAAATGAAGAATCCTCAATCAAAAACTGACCTGTTATCTTAACAGATCCAGTACCCTTTGGAGCAAAAACTATATCCGTATTCTGTGCTACATCATCAACTGCTGTAACATACAATGAAGTACTATCATTACCATTATCAAGACGAGTGGCATATAATCCACCATCACCAAAAGCAACACCTATTTGATTATATGCATCTTGATACAATCCAGTGTCTCTATCCAAATCAAAGCATAGACCAGGTTCCGCTTTAGTTCCTTGTCCTACACCCTTCATCAATTGATTAACTTTTGCTTTTCTGTTAGGAATCAATGGATCAGACACCACAACAGGTAAAATTGCTTCACCCGATAAGTTGGAGTCTGATATTGTTTCTAACTGCGATATCTTCTTAGTTGCCACGAATAATCATACGTTTTGCTACAGTTCTATTTAGCAAGGTCAGCAATAGTGAATATACTCTTAAGTTTTATATTTGCTTCTTTCATAGCAACATCCGCTTCACCATCTACTTGCCTATCAACAATAGTAATAATTTGATTCACTTTATATCCAGCATCACGGAGTTTCTCTACTGCTTTAATAGCAGATCCACCTGTTGTAATAACATCCTCCAATACAGTTACCTCTGTATTTAAAGGTAATGCTGGTCCTTCTATCCATGCTTGAGTGCCATGACCTTTTGGTTCTTTACGAACAATTAAACCATCGACACCAGCAGTCATAGCAACACCTGCTACTAATGGATCAGCACCAAGAGTTAAACCACCTACTGCTAATGTAGAAGGAGATAACTCCTGTGCAAATAACTCGCTGATTATATTAAGACCTACACCAGATAAAGTAACTGGTTTACAATTTACATAATGCTCACTTTTTTTACCAGAAGAAAGAGTAAATTCTCCTTTACGATAACAATATGTTCTTAACAAACATAACAATTCTCCTCTAAGGTTTTCTTTCACTTCTTTAATGTTCATTTTTTAGTATGCTGTATGTCGTATTCAATGGTAATTTTTTTAGAAGACCTACCATTACTAGCAAAGGTAGTAGATCTTGTCATAGTACCATCAAGTTCTGCAGTAATTGTTAATAACTCTGCTATTAACTCTCCTTCATTGTCTATCATCGGTTATCAAATAAAATGTTAAAGGACAAACTCATTCTATCATTATCACTTTCATTAGTACCAACCCCATGATCCAAATATGCTGGAAATAAAAGAATCTTACCCTCTTGAGGTATTTGGCACTGCTTATATGCGTAATGATTAAAAGAAAAAGAAGTAACCATAGAGGGGGAAGGTGATTGAAAAAATAAATCACCAGTACCAGGATCACCTATTTTGTAATAGTATACACCAGATATATCACAATGTCCATGATTATGGATATGTGCATAATCTCGATAATCAAACTTAGTCATCCATGAGCTTACTATTCTATAATTTAAAGGATCATTTGGATCATAATAACCACTTTCTTTAAATTCTATTGCGTCTAGATAATTTGCCACATGACGTTGAATTGTACTCATAAATGCAGTCATGTTATTATCAACTATAATATTAGTCTTAAAATTTGGTGCTGACAGTTTATGTGTCATACCAAAATTAGGATTATAATCGAAATTAACATTTTCTATTGCCTTATCACATTCTGATTGTACCTCTTCAAAATTTTCAACCATTGCAGCATACAATGGAGTAGGAAAAAGATGATATAGTGCAGAATTTTTAGTAGGTCTCTTTACTGGTTGATGGAAATCCATAACCTCACGTTTGCTCCAATTTCTTTTGATCCATGACATCACTCATCGATATTTGATTCTACCATATCGATTAAAGTAGATACTTCGCATAAACAATCAATTTTCATCATCATATCAGAAATATGCTTACTAATGTAAGGTTTCTCACTTCTTGCTGCAAAAGCTAGTGCTTCTCTCAGTCTATCTTGTGCTTCTTGCAAAGCAGTTTCTACTTGTTTCGATAATGCCATAATAATTAATCAGTTGGTTTCTTCTTTTTGGTTAATTTCTTAATTTGTTTTGCGTAGAAAACATCTTTCTTAGTATACCAGTCTGGATGTTCTTTGGCAAGCTTTAATAATTTTTTAGCCGCTTTTCTGTCGGAAGTCATATTTCATTGTATTCTAGATATTTGAGCTATTTAGTATATTGATGATGGGATGCGGAAGCATCAGGATCAGGCACTAAATCTGCATTAAATGATATAGAAATCCTATCCTCATCTGTCTTATTAGGTTCTACATGATGTCTAAGATGTGCAGGAAAAAATAACATTGTCCCTTCTTTTGGTTCAATATAATATGCACCAAATTGCGAATATTTCTCTTTAAACTCATCAGTATAGTAAAATAATTCTTTCCATGAACTAAAAGAATTACCATTAGTAAAACAAAGTTCTCCACCTACAGGGTCTCCTATAGAATCAGCATATCCATCCACAGCATTAACACCAGAAAGTTTATTACTATGCTTAACTTCTGGTATTTTTAAATACAAAACACCTGACATGTGACATCCAGGATGATCATGTTGAACATTAAAATGATCCTTATTATTAATATTAAACCAACATGCAGTCAAATATATGTTAACTCCTGGTTTTATAATAGAATTACTATTAAAATAATGACCTAAACTATTTAAAACTATATCTCTTACTGGATTTTCTTCTAGATAATATCCATCATTTGACTGCCAACCACCTCTATTAGTTCTATATACTTCTCCATTTGGATTATTTTTTCTTTCACTATAAACATAATCTATTACATTATCCCTATTCTTTTCATACTCATATACTGGTATCTCATGTACTAGACTAGGAAACAGATGGAACATTATGTAATCTCTTCAATAGTGTTTTAGTTCTTTTTTTAAGTTGACGCAATCGGGCAGAAGCAGCACGAGATTTAATATTCCGTCCTTGCTTTCTAGGAGTTTCATGGCTTTTGAGTCTCATTGTTCTGCCCCACTGCTCAACCAGTATAAGTTATTTAGTTAGCAGTGTCAAGAAGTTCTTTCTTAAATTCCTCAACTTGATCAATAACATCTTGATCTACAGGAGGACCAGACTGTATTACTGGAGATAGTAAGCAGCAACTACCATCTTCTCTACGTATACGCCAAACAGTTCTATTTCTTTGAGTCATACTTAAAAGGAAAGGCAAATTATTAACTGCCTCTTCTTCTGTTACATCTTGAATGTCAGTCATTGGTAAATTCCACGTTTAATTTTGCATCAGATAAAGCACCGACCATAGTCCATGCAGTTTCACCTGATACCATGTTTTCATCACAGAAATACTGAATAGTATCCTCAAGTATTTCCTTGAGTTCTACCAGTTGCTGTTGTCGTAGTTCATCCATAACGATATTATAGCATAGATTAGTTCAAATGGATCTCTTTTGCAATCAACTTCATAGTTTCCTCAGCTTCTATGGTCATATCCTTACCAGCAGTAATTGTAGCATTCTTATCACACTCCATAGACATAGGACCACCTTCAACTTCTAATAAGTAAGCACCCTCATCCTTGATTGTGATAGTCATTCCACTATCACCAAAGTCCATTGTACATGGTCCTTCTTTATTGTCAATAATATATCTTGGTGGAATGTCATTTTCTGCTTTTTTAGGAGTTATCATAGTCATTTCATAAGATCCTGCACATGCTGTAGTAATTCCAGCCTTTTCTACAGTTCCTTTTTCTTTTTCTGGTTCATTAATCTGACGATATAAATGAGTTGTTACAACATTAATACTATTATCAGCAGTTAACGCCATTTCTACAGCAGAATTTTTTTGAACCTTACACCCATTATCCCACTCTTTACCAGTAATAGATACCTTTTGACCTGCTAACTTAATTTCAGATGCTTGAATCTCATATTTAGATCCATTAAAAGCCCAATCAACATCACTACCATATGATATGACATGCTTTTGTACTTCATCACTAACCTTATTACCTTTCTTATCTACTTGTTTAGGAGCACCCTGAGCATTAAAGAAATAACCTCCCCCAACTTCAATATGCATGTCACCAGTCACCTTTAATCTATAATCACCCTCAACAGTTAAACACTTATCTTCTTTAACAATCTTACAGTCATCACCATTAACTTCTTGTGTAAAAGTACCAGCATAGTTAATATGATCTGCCTGTAAATTACTTGTCTCACCAGAATTTTTACCACTTGCTTTCTTAGCAGCATCCTTTGCTAACTTATCAATTTCTTCCTCAGTCAAATCTGGATTGTCTTCCTTAATCTGTCTTTTAGCCATCCACTCTTGGTGTTGAGCATTGTTTATGTTAACAGATGTCCAAGTAGTTCCATTCTCTCTCTTCTGTTGAGTAGATTGTCGTCCAGGAGTTCCAATGTATAACTCATACGCACCATTAACCCAAGTCTTAGCAGTCGTTAAATATTGATCTGCCTCTTCAAATATAGAGTCAAATACACCTCCTCCTCCACCTTTCTCTCCACACTTACCTCTACTATCACCCTTAAACTTATTAATATCTTCAAATTCTTCTGGAGTACAATGTGTTACACCAAGTAAGGGGAACCAACCAACATCATCTTCACCACCTTTAGGTTTTCTCTCACAATTACCACCACCCATCAAATTCATAAAGAATGAGAACAAACCAGATAAAGTCATTTCCTCCATCTCAAATAGGTTTGTAGCATCAGAGAAAATCTTTTCTCCACCCTTCCAAGCATCCATCATTTCTTTAGCATCTTCAAGAGAATCTAAAGCAGATGTAACTTGACCAATAACTTGTAATAATGAATCTAATACTCCCTGAATATTACAGAAAATTTTATCAGTAACCTCTTCAATACCTTCCTGCACAAATGTAACTTTATCTATAGCACCATTTAAAAAGGAATCTAATTTACCTGTTAAAGAACTTAATGGACTCGATACAAAGCTAGTTAATTGATTATCAACAATACACAATGCAGATAATAATTCAGTAATTTTCTCCTGAACCTCTGTAATAATAGTATAAGGAACACCAGTGGCTTTCTCTTGTAAACTCTCAGTATCCAACCCTTCAACAAGATTTGCTGTTGATGCTCTCATAGCACTAATTGCTTGAGTAAATACAGCACCCAAGAAATTCTGAAGTTTAGATGTAAGTTCTTTTGCTTTTACAACTTTACCTGTAATAACATTAAAGAACTCACCATCATTCTCAGTCTTAACTAACAATGCAGCAGTATCAGCAATATCTTCTACAAGATATGATAATTGATAATCAACACTCTTCCAAGGTCCGCCCACCCCTTGTGCTGCAGGAATAGGTTTACTAGGCATTGATGGTTTCATGGGATTACCACTACTACCATTAATACCAGGAGTTGTACCTATATTACTAGGTGATCCTGTTCCACCAGCTTCAGTAGTTTTTGTTGCAGCAACAGTAGAAACACTATTATTCTGTGTTCCTGGTCTCCTAAAATTATCAGATCCAATACCATTAGGATCTCCTGGTCTTTTTGATGCAGGATTAATAGTTCCAGTATTGGTTGCTTTCATTGGTTCTCCTGTGAAAGCAAATTCTTTTTTAGTTCTAGTACCTGTCGATTTATTTAATCTAAGAACTCCCATCACCAATGGCATTTGGGCATTCTCACCATCCATAAAAAATCCCATAACAATTGCGCCAGGTTGCAACTGTCCAGATGATTCACCCTGTCCATCATTACCTGCTTGAGATGTATGTTGCAATACAGTAGCCCAAGGTAAATGATCTGTTTTTAAATCTGCTGTAGTACCACCACGAATATTGGTATAATAACCAAGAACTCTAACTTTAACTCTACCCAATTCCATCGGGTCTTCATTATCTTCAACTTCTCCTACCCACCAGAAAAAACCGTCCTTACCAACGAAATTTACACTCGGTTCGTTGATAATTCCATCAATTGAGGTAGCTTCTAATCCAGCCATAACTTACAGGGTTTTTATATATTTATTGGTATTGAGGTGATCTATGATTCATATCGAAATCAAATACAATTTCAAAATTAAGAGCAAAGGTAACTCTTTTAGTATCTAATATATGAGGTGTTACTCCATGTAACATATGAGAGGGGAAAAATATTATATCACCCCTTTTATATTTTACATGATGATAAGAAGAATCTCTTAATATATTAAGATACCAATTAGGAGTTAATTCCGAACAGTTTCTATTATAAAAATAGAATTCACCAGATCCTTCTTCATGATCATTAGTAAAAAGAACTGCAGATAAATCTGCAGGAAGATGATCATGTATCTCTTGGAAATATCCCTTAACATATGTATTTCTCCAAGAGTCTTGTATACGAAGACCACATGTTATTCCAAGTTCTGAAACAAACTTTTCAAAAGATGGTTTGAGTAAGTGGAATAACTCTATACCATCTATTCTTTCTCTTTTAACTATGCACTTACTACCCCAACTAAAATTCTGATCCTCTGTTAAAATAATATTGTCAATATGATGAAGTAATTCTTCTTTATTGGGTGGAGTAATCAACCCATAAAAATTTTGGGGGAATACTTGTTGTATCATACTCTATTATATCTGTATATTTCATCAGCACCCCAAATAATTCTTCCTTTAGAATCTAAAAACCTATCTCTCATAAAAAGTTTATGGCCATACAGACTAAGTTCTGCATGACCAGTAACTGTTTCACCTTGATCTTCCATGCTGGTATCAAATTTACCCATCCATGCAGTCCCATCATATTTCATAATCATATCACAATCTTCATTGCGTGTCAAACCACTATAAGTACCACCCCAATGCTCAAGTATAACTTCAGTATCGGATAGTACTTTTAGTTTTTTATTAGTTTTCAAATATGGATTATGTTCGTCTTTCCTTCCCCAATGAACAGAATGTATAAATTCTCCGTCATCTTCCCACCTTACAAATACTTGTTTGTAAAGTAAAGGACTAGATTGTGCTTGTATCTTATTAGACCAAGTTCCAAGTAAACATGATAAAAAATGACTCATTAATCGTCATACACTAGGCACTCTGGCTCATCAGGATGCATTTCACAGAATAGTTCAATGGTATTAGGATCATGATGGTCACCAGCATTAATCTCTTCGATATGGTGCTCACGATAAACTTCTAACTCATGTAACTCTTCTGCAACATGCCTACGAGCTGCAGGACTAATTGTTGGATTATCAAGAATATCTCTATCTGCTTGAATGTGTTCTTCGATAGTTTTCATAATTTTATTCTCCGTTACTAGGTAACAATAACTATTTATCTTTTATTGATGGAATCTCTACACAAGAACAAGTCTGTG